CATTTCAGGGGGCCATCCTCCAATCCAATCACAATAAGCTACCATTGTTTTTAAACTATCTACTGTTGGTGTCTTACCATATGTTCCATTATCACCAGGAGTCCAAACATTTAATTGTTGAGAAGTTGATTTTACACCATCATAACGTGGATTAATAACACGTTTAGAAGAATAATTTGAATCTTGAACATCTGCTTTAATCGCACTTCCACTAATTATTTGAGCAAAATTTGATGGAGTTTGAATTCCAGGGTTATATGAAACTTCTTCGTATTTAATACTTGAACGAGCTTCATTAATATTATTCATTACAGGATTATAATTACTGTAGTAATAATTAGGTTCTGTAATGTATGGTTCAAAAATTACAAATTCACAATTTGAAGAACTTACTGCTCCGCTTTGAGTAAGTAATAAACTACCATTTGTAAATTGGGGTGAACCTGTTCCTCGAGTAGCATCTAAATAAATTTGATCTCCTTGTAATCCATAATATGAAGAAGAAATTGAATAAGAAGATCCAGCAGAAACATTAACCGTTGATAAAGCGGTAGATACCCCTTGACGAAGTAAACTTATATTAAATTTACCAGTACCTGTACCACCAATAGAAACAGATCCTGTTATTGATAAAGGAGTATTTGGAGTATTTTCTAAAGTATGGATTCCTGTAGTGCTATTAAAATATCCTAAAGCATTTCCAGATACACTACCATATGAAGTAAAAGTAGTTGGAATTGTAGTTGATAATGGGATAAACGTTCCTGCATTAGAAGCAGAAACAGTATAATTTAAAACTTGGTTTGGAGAAATTCCATTTATTATAAGGAGATTATTATTTAATACTTTATAAAGATAATAATTAGGTTGATCATTTATAACTAATACCTTATATTCATAATATCCTGAAGTAGGAGTATAAACGTTATTTATATATAAGGTATCTATTTGGCCTAAAGGAATAGTAGCATCATTTCCATTACAGTCAAATTTAGAAATTTTTAAATATTTAGTACCTATATGAGGGTTTGGTAATGGAAAATTTTCTTTTACATTTAAAAAAAATATTTCTCCATTTTTAGGAGATGTTACATTATTAATAAAATTTGAATCAAATGTTCCATTAGCTATTTCTAGGGTAGTATAGTTGTAATGAACATGTTTATATGCAAAAGATTCATAATAGATTTTGTATGGAGTATGTAAACTTTGAGTAGTTACTGTTAAAACAGACCCACTAAATTCACCATTATAAAATTCATCTTGAGTACTATGCAATACAAGTGCAGACCCTGAAAGGGTAGGAATACTTTCAACCCAACTTTGGGTTAAAAAATATATGTTATTTGGCCCAGTACCATTTGCTCCATAAGGAGAAGTTAAAACGCTATTATATGGGTTAAATACTCCCGCAGACCCCCCATTAAAATTTTGTACAGTTCCTAGTTGATAATTATTCCATTGAGGGGCTAATGTTCCAGAAACTACAATATTTTGAAAAGTAAATGGAATGTTATTATTTGATCCACTAGTAGTGTATGCTATAGTTGAATAATTATCTACCTGTGGTTGAGGATATCTGTTTCTTTCAAGAATATGTTGTTTAATTACAATACCTGAAGCAAGACTTGTACGTACAGGTACAAAATCTTTAATCATCTTGAATAACGAGTTATCAAAAAATTTAATTAAACGGATATAGTCATTTAAATTATAATTTTTAGTATATTTTTCAAAATAAGCATTTCGTAAAGTATCTAATTCAGGGTATGATAAAGCAGAAGAAGATCTAAATCTTGGGTCACCTATAAATTCTCCAATATTATAATATCCAATTTGATCAGCAATATCATCATTTATTTCATCTTGAGGTGAAAATGCTACTTCAAGTAAATTTGTATTTGCAGTATAACTTTGACTAATTTCTGAATTTTGGGATAAAGTTCTAAAAGCAGATAAAGTATCTCCGGAAGGAATTACACTATTTTCTATTCTAATTTTATCAGATACAGCGTTTTTAATACCTGCAAGAGGTTGATCTACAAAGAAATATTCTGTGTTAGGATTAAATGTTGGAGGATTACCATAAACAAAATCACTATCAAAATTAAATGAACTTGTTGCAGTCCAAGAACCAGTAACTTTTGGGTGTATAGAAACAGAACCAGTATATAATTCTCCTCCTAAAGGTGCTCTAAAAGCTAAATTATCTGGGGAAGAATTAAGAAAATTACCTTCAATAGAATGAGGATTCATTATATAATCCTTAAATACACTTTCACTTATTACGGTATTATAGTATCTAATTTCTTGTAATGAACCAGAAAATGATTCATATAACCCACCAGGAATAGCTGGGTTTTGGGAGGTAAAAGTTACATTTGAACCTAAAGTCCAAAATGTTGAATCTTCGTTTATAGATGAAGAAGAATAAAATCCTAACAGAGTTCCATTATCTCCCCCTTCATATATGTTATTACCAGCATATAAATTAAAATCATTTCCATTACGAGTTACCATTACAGACCACCAACCACCATTAAAAAATGGTAGATATATGCTAGCAGATGATCCTGGGTATGTTGTCGGATCAGGGTAAAAAACTAAGTTAGCATATTGATAATACGGATCAATAATTGAGCCTGAATAGGAACCAGTAGCATATCCTGATCCTGTATATTGCAGTACAATAGAAGAATAAGTATCAGTATACCATAAACTTTGGGAATATGGAATAGATGATGTAGGTAAACCTTCTGTTTTAAATCTAAAAGCTAAAGTAGCAGGAACACTATCAGGAGAATTCCAATTTGGGTTTAATTTCCAATTAGAAAAAATTGAATTGCTTCCTGTTGTGTAAAAAGCATAATTAAAAGTATCTTGCCAATAATCCCAATCGTTTACATTAACTTTATCTTTACCTCCATATTCTTTAATTCTTAACACAGTATCAGGAATACCATATGAAGTGATTAAAGTGCGTAAACCTGGTAGGGTACCTTTTGCCTTTAATAAGTACGGTAAATTATGATAGATTCGTTTGTATAACGATTTATTTACGTCGTCTAACGGCATATAATCGTTAGAGGCAGATATTAAAGTATCAACATATTCAAATCCACTAGGAGTTGGAAGTGAACCTGTAATATTAGGAAAGGGGAATAATCCACCTTCAGGGGTTAAACCTAAAAATGCTGTGTATAAATCCTGGATTGAGAAATTGTTTTGATATAATTTAATTCCAAAATCACGTATTGCATCTGCTACTATATCTTTTGAAATACCATATTCTAAACGGTTATCAGCGTTATATTTTTCGGTAACATCTTTATAATAAACCCAAATATTATCATAAAACTGGCTAACCATATTTACAAATAATTCATAAGGCTGGTTAGCGGGGTCATTTCTTAAATATTCAGGGATAGCGTAGTAAAGATTATTTTGGTTTAATTCATCAAAATTAGAAGCAGATAAAATTAAATTTGGATACCAATTATTTACTAATATACTACCTGTTGCAGCTAATATGTAAGGAGGTTCAGTAGTTAATTTAGGCCATGCCCAAGATCCACTTGAATAATATAGATAATAATCATAACCATCAAAATTTGTTATAATATTATTTATTTCAGTTTCATATAAAGCTATACTATTACTAACATTTGGAGTTAAAATAACTCCATTTAAATTAGCAATAGAAGAAGAATAATCTTCTATTAAACTAACTTTATGATAAAAATTTTCTAATCTAGTTTTAGCTGAGCTAAAATGGGTAAAATTAAAAAATTCAGTATAGTCTATATTAATATCAATTTCTTTTTCTTCTAATAAGCTATTTAATTGATTAAGGGAACTAGTTAAAGTTGTTGAAGTTAAAGTATTATAATCTAAAAATACAGTAGAATTATTTATTTGATCTTTAATATTTAAATTAAAATTTGGACCATTAAGCCGTATAAAGTTATCAGGAACAACTATAATATCTTCAAATGTAACTTGATAAACAACAGGAGTACTAAGATACGTAACAATCCATAATTGAGAATTTATATTAAAATCTTGGGGTAATGGTTGGTATAATTTAATTAAAATAGTAGGATTTTCAGAATCACTAGTATCTAAAGCAATATTATTAGCAATAACTAATCTATTACTTCCAAAATTTAAACAAAAATCTACAAAATATAAAGAATTTTCTCTTTCTTGAATAAATTGAGTAACACTATCAACTAATGATATTATTGAAAAGGAAATACTATCTAATCTTATTTCAGTTCTATCAAAAGAAATTTCTTTAATAAAAAGTTGTTCTTGGGGGGAACCTATTTTTTTATTTAAAAAATTATAATAAGCATTATATTGTCCTACATCATATCCTAAATTTGTTAAAGATTCTTCAGGATCAATAATTATATCGTTTATAAAAGGACTGTCTTCAGAAAAAACTTGTTTTTGATTTCTAACTGTGTAGTTTATAAAATTATAATCTTCTTCAAGTATATTTTTATTATTATCATAAATAAAAAATTCTATATAACTTGAAGTAGTTAATGTTGAAATATTATCAACACTATTAAAACTAGTTAAAGGGAGATCATTGTAACTTTGAAAAACATAATCTAAATAACTTAAAGAGTTTACTTCTGTTGCCATTATATTTAAATAGATGAAGATATTTGTAGTTCTATAACTTGTTTTTGAGAATCAAGTAAATCAGTTCTTAATTGAGCTATTTCATTTTGCAACGCGATTATTTCTTCTTGATTAGTTTCAAAATTTATATATTCACTACTTTTTTTAATTAAATACTCGTGTGAATTAGTAGATCCTAATTCAGGTATTTGATAAAACATTTCATTATACATATTAAAAAATTCATTTACAGTTGGTTGTTGATTAATTTGTTCTTGAATAGGTTTAACCCCTAATTGATTAAATGAAGTATTTATCAATTTAGTATAAGAATTTTTATCATATGTATTAGGACTATTAAATGATATATTTTCACTCATCCATTTATAACTTTAAAATAATAATTATCATCAAAAATTTTAGTAGAACCATTGATATTAGTTTTAATTAAAATTGAATAATATCTTTCTGGTTCAAGTCCACTCATATAAACATCAAAATAATTTCCATTAGTATCAGAACTAATTTGAGTATAATTGTCATCGAAGTTAATAACATATTCATTAGTAGCCAAGTCTTTTATGGCATAGTATGAAGAAGTTGGTAAATAATTTAAATTAGTAAATAATGATGATGTTTGGTATGTTCTAGTTGGATATAAAGGACTTACATTTATATAAAATCTATTTTTACTAGTAGGATAAAATACCCCTGGATTTTCAGATAAAGACATTTTTAAGTCAACTGTATTAACAATGCTACTAGTAGCTGATCCTGTTAATATTGTTGAGTAGTCTCTCCATCTAAATTCTAAACATGGAGGATAAATAGTATTTGTATCAACACTATAGTATTTGAATATAGGTTGAATATATTGGCTAGAATTAAATTCTTGAGAACCAGTTAATTTAACTATAAATCCATAATTTGGAATAGATCCTGAAAACCAAGCATTGACTGTATTGGTTACATTAGCTTCTATATCTTTAGTATCACGTAAATTAAATTGAATATTAGATGATCCACTAAAAGCTAATTGGGAAAGAACATATCCAGGAACAACATATCCTATAGCTACATATAAACTTCCAGATGCATCATAAAACCAATTTCCTCCACCAATTCCACCACAAATATTACTAAAAGAACTAGTAAAAAATATTTGACCAGAAGTATTTACATATGAACCTGAAAGAGCCCAGGCTCCTGACCCATCAAAATTAGCAAATTTCCAAGAAGCTCCATCTTTTTCTTTTGGATTATCTAAATAATATCCTGTACCATTATTCCAAGATTGAGCAACAGGGAGAATTTCTAAGGTAGTATTTTGATTTAAACCTTGAGCTTCAGCAATAAAATTTTTAAAATATATATTATATTGATTATTACCTATTTTATTAGAATATATATCTAAAATTTCATCTTGATCAAATTTAATTAAATATCTAGCTACTTGAGGAGACCCATCTAAACTTAATTTGTTAGATACTTCTAATATAGCATCTAACCCAGTATTCATAGTTGAATAAGCACAATATAAAGTAGTATCCTGAGTAGGAAATATTTTGTAAATGGCCATTTATAAATATTTTATTATAAATATAGGATTATAAAGGAACTACTTTACCTTTAATATCAGTACTTGGATATCTTACTTCAAATATACTAGGATCTAATGAAGGATAAACTACTTGATTTTGAGTAGCAGATGGTATATCATAAGCATATTGAGAATATCCTAAAGAAGATCCTACTTTATTTATAATATTAATAGATTTAACAGTTTGAACTCCTTTAATTTTATCTAAAAGTACGTATAAATTTTTTAATAAAATAGGTTGATTTATTTGCCAATTAGATATATTAAAATAATTACTAATTTCTGTAATACATTGAATTAAAACTTCATTATTATTATATTCGGGTAATACTATGATTTCAAAATCTACACCTATATTAATTATAAAAGCATCTCTAATTTCAATATTATCTCCAATCATTCTATATTGGGATAGATATGTTCTTAAATTATTTTTTAATGTTTCAGTAGCATAATCTAATTGACCACTACTGTTTAAAGATAAAACATACAAATTTAATGTCTCAATAGTTGAAACTTGATTGTCGGTTAATTTAGGTTGTTCAATATATGCTTTGGAAACAGCACCATAATCAGAAGGCATACTTAAAGCACGAATTAAATAGTCATCTGCAGTAACTGATCGTTTTTGGGAGGCTATAAGGGCTAAAGTATTTTGTCGAATTTCTTCTAAAGTATCTCCTCCTTTTCCTCCTGTTGCAGCTACAAGATTCACAGCAGTTAAAGAAGAAAAAACATAATTAGCAGTTGCTATATTTAATCCAGTTGTATTAAATTTAGTATTAGTAGTATTTAAATTATTTAATGAACCAGCAAGAACATTAGATTGAACTCCTCCTCCAACTAAATATCTAACAGTTAAAGTTGTATTAGAAGGGGCAATACCATAAGTATTAGTATATAAAAAATTAACAGGAGAATAAGCAGCAGTTAATTTATCTTTTATAAAAGGTAACCCTATCCCTATATTATCACTATTAGGAGTAATTTCTTCAGTAATAGTATCAGGAGTTCCAGCCCCAAATTGAATTTGCAAATTACTTAAAGAAATAAAACGTGTTGCAAATCGTCTAGCTACTTTTTTTAATTTTAAAAGATATGGAATATTATTTATTCTATTAGGATCATTTACATTAGTATTTTTTATAGTGTCTAAAACCATTTCTTGTCCTAAATGATCTACTTCATACCATATATTTCCGTCAGAATCAGTTATATCTAAAATTTTAATAATATTTGGTGCTTGAATATTTACTGTAGAAAATTGTTGAGGAGCACCAAACGTAAATGTAGCTGTTGCTATATTAGCAGAAATAGCATTTCTTTCTTTTTTTAATAAAAAATATTGAGGAATATTACCTGCTGTTTGATAAATAGATACTTCAGTAGGATCTTGGGAACTAGATACAGAAAAATCTACTTTATCTTGAATTAAAAAATTTATATTATTAGTAGAAGAAATAACTGAGTTTTCTCCAATAACTAAAGTATAATCATAATCAGGTACATATTCAGATCCTGAAAGTTTAGAAGGGACTTGTTGGTAACAAGTTATAGAGGTTTGTGCAACTCCAGTTGTTTTTGGTTTATATCCAAACATGTATGCTAATTCAAATATATTATTTGTTTGCTGGGCGTATTGGGTAAAGGTTTCTTGGAATTGATTATCTAAATAGAAGCTTAAAACATCCCCCACATAAGATGCTTGTTCTATGAACATCATCCCAGGTGATGTAGGAGAAAAATCATTATATGTATTAGGAAAATAAGTTCGGGTATATTCTATTAGTCGCTGTCTAAAACTAGAAAAATCTCTATTAATATATTTTATATCTCTATTTGTTGGGGTCATGGTTAAAAATTAAAAGTAATATTTCCGTTAATATTAGAATTAGGAATATAATATGTTAATTGTATAGTTATTGAATTATCTATTGTTGAAGATGGAGAAACTGTCAATTGGCTTATGTTAACTTGAGGAAAAACTTTTTGAATTTTAGATTTAATAAAAGATTCAATACCTGAAAAAGTATTTTGATTAAGTTGATTAAATAAAAAATTTCTTAGCCCAGCTCCAAAAGTAGGATTTAATGGGATTTCTCCTGGGTTGGTTAAAAAATAGTTTATTAAGTTATTTTTAATGGTTTCATTAGTGTTATAAGTAGAAGAAAATACATTTGGATTTGTAAAAGGAATTTGAATCCCCAACCCAATATTAGGATTTAAATTTGCAGGAGCAATAAATTGGGGATTAAAAGCCATTATTTATTATTTAATAGATTCATAATTTGATCCATTCCTACTTCACCAGTACCTAAAGTACCATTTACAGGATCACTTACTTGTGGTTTAAATGGTACTTGAGTATCACGAGAAGTAAAACTTAAAGCAGTTTCATTCATAATATCCATATATGCTTGTCTTGTATTCATTGTAGGAGGGGTAAATGTTGGTTTTGGAGTATCTATTGCTTGAATAGATTCTTTAACAACTGTTTTTGGACTACGAATTGCTTCTAAAAGAATGTCTTTTAATTCTTCTTGAATTACTTCTCTTACAGCTTCTTTAATTAATTTTTTTAATATATCAGTTTTCATATAATTATAAATATTTAGTTAATCTGCTTTTAAATTATTTTGTTGAATATAAAATACTAATTCATCAATTAATATCTGATCAATTGAACTAAATGACCATTCTCCTTTTAACATTACAACACCTTGTTTATTAGTAGCTGTAGCTCTTCTACGTTTTAAAGATTTATCTGTTATTTCTGTTTCAACCTTCATTGTAAATCCATTTACATTCGTAACTATAGGAGATTGTTGTTGAGATTGTTGGATAGTTAAGGCTGTTAATTCTTTAGAAATTTGTTCTTGTTCAGCATTAGGATAACATTTTTGTACAAGTTGGTCAAGTAAATTTAATAATTGAATTACTTGTAAAAGAACTTGTCTTAATAAAACTAAAATAGATAAAGTACTAGTATTTATATTTTTTAATTTTCCTATAAGTTTATCAATCTTATCTTTATTATCTTGAATTCCTAGCACTATATTAACAGGTAACCCAGGGATACCAGGAACACCTGTAGATGTAGGGATAGGTAAGTTTTTTAAAATATTAAATGCTATATCTAATCCTTCTATAACACCTCCAGTAATACCTAATGCTTTAGTAGTATTATCTATTAATTTTAAGATATTATTTAGTTGTTTAACTAATTTATTTTTATTATTAATAAGTGTAGTTAATTCTAAATTTGGTGGGCAAGTAGAATTTTTATTTATAATATCTAAAATTTTATCTTGATTTTGGGTTGCTAAATCTGTAGCTTTAGTTATTCCAAAAGTTGATACCATAGTTATAACAGAAGGAATTAATGTAGATTTAATTGTATTTATTTGATTAGATAAACGTTCTTGAGAAAAGTAATCTACTCCTTTATCTCCTTTAGAAAGTTCTTTAATTTGATCAATATTTAATTGAGATGCTTTAATTTTATCTTGTTCAGTAGCAACATTAATTGGAACTAGTGATATTATTCCTAAATCTGTTTTTGCAGTACCATCTCCTTTATATGGGATTATTTCTATAGGTTCATATCCTGGGGAAGATATAGAGATTTTTGGTAAATTTTTAGGGTCTACATCTAAGGGTAAAGATGAAGATATTGTAGTTGAAATTTGCCCATTAGCCATAATACAATATATTAATTAGTATTTGTATTAGAAGATGGAGATGAAAGAGTAGAATTATTTATAGGTAACCCAGTTTTACTATCAATTATTGTACCTGTAATTTTTATTGTAGGAGAAGGTAATGGGAATTCCCATAAATTGACAATAGCAAATTGTTGAGTTTTACCTTTACCTATTAAACCTTTACTTTTTAAATATTTATGTAAATTTATAACAGCATTATGATCTAATTTAATAGTATTATCTTCATTTCGAGTTCTACTAAAAATTATACATCCTGCAGAACTTCCTTCTGAAGTCCCTCCATGAATCCAAACTACATCAAAAGCTAAGTTTCCCCTGTCTGTAGCAAAATTAGAAGAAACATAAACATCTTCTTCTAAAATTTTATATCCACTAGGATCTGATTTAGAACTAACTCTTAAACCAAATCCATTTACAAGAGATTTTTTTACCGTTTCACTATTTGTACCACTACCTATAATAATATTATATACGTTAGATGGGATACCATTAAATTTACTAGCATCTTGTATGATATCTGGTATTGAAGTTCTTCCAGCAATCTTTTTGTCTCTAACAGCATCTTCAACTGTAAATCCTAAAATCTGTTTATTATACCACATTGTACCACTAGTTCTTCCTCCTTTAGAACCAACAGTTGTTGTTGTTTCTCTAACTAAAACAATATATTTAGGATTTGATATTAATATTTTAATAGATTCTGGAAGAGAGTCAAAAGCTATATATTTTCCATTTAAATTTCCTTCAATAGGAGTAGATAAATTAATAGCATCTGCAAGAGGATAACTCATTTTAAATAGTTTTTACAAAATTTGATTTAATGTTGTCTATATCGTCATATATTTTTTTAAAAATATTTTGAGCAGAATTAGCTACAGTTAACATAGTTGAATGTGGTGTAGGATTACCCCCAGGCCAATTTTGGATTGTTTTTAATGCTTCAGTTAAATTTTTTAACTCATTGATTAATATTTTTAAATATTCTACAGTTTTATCTCCTAATAAAACTGGTTCTTCAGCATTTTTTCTTCCCAATCGAATGTCAACTCCGTTAAAATAAATTTGTTTAGCTTCTACATTTATACTTCCATTAGATGATATACTAACAGATTTTTCTCCACTAATTAAAACACTATCTGTTTTAGCATTTAAAACAATTCTATTTGAATTTAAAATAATTTGGGGATTCGTAAATTGAGATGGGGTTGTAGGTGGTGTAGTATATGAAACAAAATTTTCATTTGCTATACTAAATGGAATTTTTTGGTATGAAGTTAAATAAATAGATGATAAATCATTATTTATATTTTCAGTTATAGGTTTCCATCCTTCGGAACTAGAACTTGGATTTTGACCATTCCTTATTATAGTAATAGGATCACCATTATTGCCTGTAGAAGACCAATTATTTTGGAATTCAAATGAAGGTATTTCATCTGAGGGAAGAGAAGAAGCAAATCTAGAAGTATTTCCTAATCTAATGCTATTTCCAAATCGACCTTCAAAAATAGTATCTCCCATAAAAGGTAACAAAGGATGTAAATTTACTTTTTCAACAAAAGTAGATTGACTTTTATTAGGATAATACAAATAATTTAAATTTATTTCAGTACTATCATCATCGACTCTTCTAACATATCCTGTATCTGTTTTATTATAATCTTGTTGTTGTTGGTTATTAAGAAAATTAAATGTTTCTCCTGGGGGGAGTTTTGGGTTTGCATTATGGTGAGGATGGTTCCAAATCCCTATAGGATTTAAATAGTAATAAATTTCTTGGATTTGTCTTGTATCTGTAAATTTGCTAGGGATAAGTATTAATAAAACAATTTCATTAGCTAATGGAAAAGTTTTAAAATGAGGATCAAAAGGATAAGCAAATCCTGTTGATCTTTCATTTATTCCTATTGTTTCATAAAATATAGTTCCAATTCCATTCCATTCTCCTACCTCTATAAATTTAGGATGTTTTTCATTTAATACTATATCAGTTACTCTGACAGGGATAAAAATATTATTAACACTTGAATTTTGTTGATTAGTTAAAGCAGTTTGGGTACTAATTGTTGTATCTGAAACAAATTGGGTCCCTAGGGTAGTTTTTATTCCTTGTCTAAAAATAGCCATTAGTCTTTTGAATTAAATTTTTTAACTTCATTTAATAATTGTGCTTTTTCTTCTTCAGTCATTCCGAATCCTTCATCTTCTGATTTGCCTGTAGCTAGGGCACGTTGGATAATAGTAGCCATTTTAATTAGCTGCTCATCATTTTTAATTCCTAGTTCCATATATTCTTTAATTAAAGGAACAATTAAAGTAGCATCACCAATATCATTAATAAGTGGTTTTAATTCACCTATTAAAGCAGTAATTTGTTGTTCTTTTTTCTTTTGGTTTTCGTAAATTTCTTTTAAAATATCTGAAAATTTTTTCTTTCCAAATATATTTGATTCTAAATTTCCCATATGTATTGTTTTTTATAAATATAAACAATTACAAAAGTTGGAATTTTATATAGCCGTGTTCTAAATAAAATAAATAATTTTTTTTAAATGTATTATATAAAACACCTGCTATTTTTGTAATTTTAGGAGTTTTAGCATCTGGGATCATTTCATGGATATAAATGTAAAGGGCTTTTTTATTAAATACATCTATATTATCTCGTTTTCTAAATAATTCTAAAACAGCATCTGCAATTTTTGCATCATATTCTTTAGGAAAAATTTCATATAAATTTAAACTTATAAATTCGACCCATTCATCCATAAAATAAGATAAACGATCATCTGAATTATTGAATTCTATAGTATATGAATATGTATCATCTTTTAAAAGTTCATCAGTTGATACTTTACTAACCTTACTTTTATAATTTTTTTCATTATACAAGATACACCAACGTTTTACAATCGTACCAAAATATGAATATGCTTTAGCTCCATTTTGAGGATTAAAAAGATGAATTTTAGAAAGTAAAAACACGATTATTTCATGTTGTAAATGTTCTAAATTTTCTACCTCAGTATGATAAAATTTAAATGTATGAATTATATTTTGAACTAATTTAAAAAAAGCATAATGAATTTTTTCCTCATATATTTTACTTTTTAAAGTAGAATCAATTGTATTATTATATAATATAATTGCATTCTCAGTTTCCTGAGTAAAATAATTTTTGTCAGATGTTTTTTTAGGTTTAATTAAATTTTTTAAGGTTGAACTCATTTAAGATATTTTGGATTTGAAGAATAGATTGAAATATAACCCCAACCTCATCATCTTTTTCAAATATACCTCCACGATCTAATTCTCTTAATTTCTTATCAGAAATTTCAATTGTGCGAGATAAACGATCTAGATAAATTAAATACCCAGCTACAATATCTTCTTGTTTTTCATTTTTTTTAAGAAGATTAAAAGTTGTAAATCCTAGAATCGCAACTAAAATTGCTAATACACAGCAAACAATTGTTAAAGCTATCATAAGTTATCTAACATATTTTTTAAACCATCACTTTTGAATGAACCTAAAGCTTTAGTTTTGGTTGATGTCTTTTTAGACATGTTGGGTTTATTTCCCAATGTAAAATTCCCCTTCTCATTATCCACGGATTTTTTTCCTTCTTTTAATTTAGGTAGCCATTCACGTTCAAACTCAATACGTGCTGCCATTAAATCTGCTTGGTGTAAAATATAAGGAAGTGAAGTACGTGGTTTTTGTTCTGGCATAAAAGTAGCAAGATATTTTTTATTTGCTTCATCATATAAACCATCATGTGTCTGAATAGCAATCATTTCATTAAATGTATACTGGATACCATGTGATTGAAGCATAAATAATCCTCTATCGGGAACTGAAGCAAATGGAACTTTAGTGTTAAACATGTAATCTTCTCCTAACTTATCTTTTCTCCATTGATCAGTTTGAGGAATATATGATTCCTCATCTTCATCACCCATTTTACCTAAATCATGATTCAGAGCTGAAAATACAAGTTCTTCAATTGTAAAAGTAGACATATCACACCCTTCATCTTCCCATAATTGAGTTTGTTTAAGTGCGCATCGAATAACGCGTAAAACATGTTCTACATACCCACCTGGGAAAGCATTATGATATTCTTTTTTATGCGCAGCAGGCATTAACATTAAACGTTCGGAATATTGTTCGTAAAATGTTAAAAGATTTTCTTTACGAGGTTCGGAAATATAATCATTAATATATTCCATTAATTCATTCCAATTATCTTGGATTTGTTCGGCGGTAAGGTTCATAACTTTTATTTATTTAATTAATTTTCACGTTCAACGATTGCTTGAGTATCTTCTTGAAGTTCAAAAAGTTCTTTTAAAATTTCACGAGCGGCTTCTATATTTCTTTCGTTTAAAGCGTTTCTCATTCGTTTTAATTTTCCTTCAATAGACTCTAAGCGTCTTAATACTAATTCTTTATTTTTCATTTTATTTTATTTACTTATTTTTTATAACTATTTATTTCAATAATAATATTAAAATATAAATAAAGGTAATAACTTTATTTTAAATAGTCACGGATTTTTTGTTCCTTTAGATTTTTCTCTACTAATAGTAGAATTTTTTGTAAATGAGCACATTTCTCATATTCTTCTGTACTAACAAAATAATGTATAGAAAGATTTATTGCAACTAAAAATTCTTCAGTTGAATGTTTTTTTAAATCTTCTTTCCAAATTTTACTTCCAAATTTAAACTCTTCAATCCAAAAATAAGCCCTAGTAAACATCATAAATTCCCCAGCATCATCAATCCCATTTACATCTAAAGAAGGGTCAGATTTTGAAAAAAAACTTAAAACTTGTTTTTTAAATGCTTGACCATTCATGATTAGTTTATAAAACATACCTAACTTAAAGTAAGGAGTCTTCTTAAATTCCTCTAACTCATTTTTCATTTTTCTCATTTCCTTAGGATCTTTATTATCTCCAGGAAACCCAAATAATGCAAATATGCCATTCAAACTCATCACTCTATATGTATATATTATTTTAAATTAAAATTCACGTATAAAATCATTGATTTTACGTATAAATATTTAATCAAATTGTTCTCCAACTTTTTTAATGACTTGTTTTGCTTCATCTAAAGAAACATAAAAAAATTCTCTTTCACCTCTAACACGTTTTTGCTTTAAGAGTTTATGTACTTCCTTTTCAATACGCTCCCCATTAAAACAACTATACGAATATACAACATTAAAAGGTAAAGGAACACCAGTTGATTTACTCAATTGAATAGCCCGTTCTTCAGGATCATTTTTTGTATAACCTATTTTTAACATTTCAGGCATTGAAGGATTAACTAATATATAAACATATTGGTCACCTTTTTTACCATCAACACTTTGCCTTAAACGTCCGGTATAATATTCGACAACATCCCATTCACCATCTTGTTTAATTGAATAATATTTTGGTTGAGGGGCTAAAGGTGTTCTACAATACGGAACATAATTTTTAGCTTCTTCAAGCGTCAAACGCTTCATAATTAAAATCGAGTTTTAGCATTTGCACCTTTATACCATGGAAGCCCTTCTCTATTTTTTAAAGTCTCTTTCCATTGTGCTTCCGTCATTTTAATTCCGTTAAGGTAATATTCTCTTTTACGTTTATTGCCTTCGGGAATTAAAGCTGGTCCTTCCCAATTATGAAGTTTACCATCAAATAAATACATAATTGTTCCATCTGCAGTTCTAACTTTTCTACTTGGTTGATACTTTTGGTTTTCCATTTTTTAACGATTTAAATAAGCCGCCATTACTATTTCACCAACTAAACACCCTGCTATAAATGCAAATCCAAATAACCCAGTAAAACTGAATGCTACATACAATCCAATGATTGCTAAAATTTTAATTTCTTTGTTTTTTACTTGATTTAACATAACCTTAATTTTTATTTGTTTATACTGTAAATATACGAATAAAAAATTAGGAAGCCAAGGATTTTTTTACTAGTAGAAAATTACAGGTGCACTTCCTGCTCCTAAACTTGCAGATGTAATAGTTAATGGAAGAAAAACTCCTGCGGGTAAAGTAAATGAAACACCTGTTGCTTCAATAATATTATTTGTAGCATCACGATTAACACCATACTTAAAGGCAGTGATAAGAGATCCAGTAGGATTATTAATAGAACCTGTTCCTAGACTTTGGATTCCTGAAAAAGATCCTGTAATAGAGTTTCCTGCGGTTAAAAGTGCACCTCCAAAATTTACTGGTACGTTTGCCATTTTATTTTAATTTTAAATAATTAATTGTTTGCTTTGTTTATAAATATATCAAACAAACTAATTGTTCCACAAATAATAATTGCAATGTAACCGATTATAAAATGGGCTGGGAGCATTAATAAATTTTTTATCATGCTCTTATTTTTTTACATTCCAACTAAAAAAATTGTTAAGCCATTTTTTACGTGCTGTGCAATTGCATTCTTGTAGGTTAAACCACTCTTTGTAACGTTCTTGGGTGATGCCAAATTTATTTAACATACCTTCAACAACATCACCTAAACCTCGTCTTTCAAGTTCTTCTTTTGACACTGAAGGATCAATTCCTTTTGCCTGTAATTCATTGATTACTTTGTCCATTTCTTGTCTTACGTCACTCATAATTTTTATTTTTGTTTGTTTGGTTATAAATATGGGTAATGAGTAAATTTTTTTTAATTTTTAAACTTATTATAATAAAAAATTATAATTAAACTTATTAGGATTGTAGTTAAAATAATTGGTACCCAAAGTGGGGAAAAAATCCACCACCAATTCCAATCAATATTTCCTGTTAGTTTTAATACTAAAAAAATAATAAAAAGGATCATCCCAATTCCTATTCCTCCTGATTGTTTTTGGTTTTCCATTATTATTCAATTAAAGATTATATAATTTACATTCAAAATTATTTTCGTTTAACATATTGTTTATAAACTCCATGTGGCTGTGTTGTTTGCCTTTTGCATTAAGTTTTACATAAACTACATACTCATCTGGGACTAATAGATCCCAATCTGCAGGCTGCAACTTAATAGACTTATTGTAATTTTTATCAATAAATGCTATTCCCCTTTCGATTTCCTTCACACTTGGGCCGATCATTCCAAACCTATATTCACTTTTCATGTTATTTATATTTGTGTTTTAAAATTAAATCATAGTAATCTACTGACTGTTCACTGTTTTTATCACTAACTGTCCATTTTAAAGGAAACTCTGATTTGCATTTAGCAATTCTTTCTTTTTTAGTACCTGTTGTGTTATATGTATAATATAACCAAGCTTCCCAATAATGATCTTGTTCCGGAGCTCGAAAGATAACTGCTATCTGCTTTCCAAAAAAAACAAATGACCAAACGGGAGCCCATTCAAAACGATAATCGGTTGAATTCCATTTAGTTTTCCATCCCAATCCAACAAAATCAAATCCTATTTTTTTAGGTACAAATTTTAGGTATCCTGGTTTATTTGGATCTTTAATAGCTTTTCGTGGAAGAAAATAAGGAGTACCAATAACAATCTTACCAAAATACCATTTTAATTTTGGTCGTTTGAATGGTGAACAAAATGCTTTTAAATAATCAAAATTTTTCATTTTTTAATATTTTTTTTGATTCTTCTTTTAAACCTCTTAATAAACCTTTTTTATATGCGATATAATCTTCCTCGTATTTACTTGGCCAAGCAATTAAATAAGTATTTCTTTCACTTTTTGGGTAAGTATAGAAATCTTTTTTTAATTTTTTTTTAATTTTTCTTGGTAGTCTAAATTTCATTGCAAATCTATTTACGTCTTGTAATATACATATATATTTTGTCGACGCCAAGTATTTTTTAAAGAAGAAGGATTTGATTTTTAATATTTTTTATAAAAATAACCGATTTGGAAATTTGGATCTTATTTTGGGGGTATATAAAGATATATGAGGTCGATGGGGTTAGGTTTTAAAGAGAAGAGATTTACTCTAAGTCCATGTCCTTCACCATACCGCCATATATTGACCCCAACGCGCGTGGTACCCAGTACGTGATACTATATGCATACCATATATATACCGCCGTACCGGTACAAGCCTACCACCCTTGTACCTTGGTCTTTGAACCCACCAGCTCACCGTTCTCAAAATAATAGAACTCCAGCTTACCGTCTTCACGCTTTACGGTCACGTTGGCTTGATCGGTTAAGCACCCATCAATGTTTAAGATGCGGGTTTGGTTTAATCGGATAAATGTGTATGTGCTCATGTGTGTCTTTGTTTTACGCACCCCGAAAGCCCGATTGCTCGGGCTCACAGGGCGTATAATTAAAAGATAAAATTGTTGCTTATTTAAAAATCTTGGTCACATACCTCATCATGTAAGTCAAGCATGTACTGGCGCTCCATCATCTCCTGCTTATAGGTCTTGGTCTTAAATACCTCAAATGGAGCAATTGGGTTATCGCTCTTGACTCTAACATAGTACTCATCCCATACCGCTCTAGCGTTATCAACCTCAATCAATATATGGCTTGGTTCTAGGTTTAGGGAGTATGTCTTAATTACTTTACCACTTAAATCACTCACTGTAAAATCAACTTTAATCATGTTTCTCAATTTATTTATACACTCAATATACGAACTATCTATTTACCTACTTATTCCCAGACCCCGAAAGCCCGATTGCTCGGGCTCACAGGTCGTATAATTAAAAAGATAACTTATCCGGCTATCTCATCGCCTTTAACTTGAGCTGGTCGTCCACGTTTAACGGTACCACCATTTGCTTCAGCCTTAGCCTTCAACTCAGCTAATCGTAACTGCCTAGCACTATTTGGATTTACAGGACGTCCTTGACCTATACCTAATGCTTTATTTGCTGCTTGCATTTTCAAACGGAACTGACGTTCTGAATTCACATTTACAGGGCGTCCACGTTTCAACTCACCATTTGCTTTTTTAGCCGCTAATTCTGCTAAACGGATTTGTCTTGCACTATTAACATTAACCGGACGACCTAATTGCTTTACTTCACTTGTTTCTACTTTTTTCATAACTTTATTTCTTTTTATTTTTATACACTTAATATACGAACTATCTATTTACCTACTTATTCCTTAAACACTAAAATAACAAGTAGTCCCCATAGTAATACAATTATAAATTATTAAACTAATTACTCCAATTACAAAACCAATTACTAAAATTTCTACTAAATTATTTTTTACTAAACTTAAAACTTTCATCTTTTTATTTTTTTAATTATACACTAAATATACAAAATTTAACTTAACTTACTTATTCCTTTTTACTCATTAATTTTAATTTTTCTAATTTCTAAAATCAATAATACAATACCTAAAATAATAAAACCACCAAATATTAACATAACTTATTTTTTTTAATTATACACTAAATATACTAAATAAAACTTTAACTTATTTATCCTTAATAAAATCTAAATCATCATTCAAATACTTATCCATATAATATTCAATTTCTTTCCAATACTCCTCACTTAATTCAAATTCACCTATACTTAAATTATAATAATACTCTTTAATAAAAACATTTACTAAATTTTCTACATCTTCTTTTTTTACTTCTTTTTTCATAACCTTAATTTTTTAATTATTTTTATTTTTTAATTATAATTAAATATATAAAATTTAATTTAATTAAAATATTCCTTTATAAATTATTATTTATTTATTCTTCATCCATTCCATTTTCTTTTCTATAACCTTCTAATATCTCTTTTTTAATATTTTCTTCTAAATTACTTTTATCAACTTCTTCTTTTAATTTTTCAAAATTTTCATAACAAAAATCTCCTCTATAACCACCTCCCCAATCACTCATCATATTATCATATAAAAATATTTCATTTAAAAAATTACTTACATTATTCATACTTACCATACAACCACCTTCACTCCCACCACTTACTTCTAATCTAAATTCTACAAATACAAACATCATATCTATAAATTTATCTTCACCTCTTAAACTTTCTAAATCACTATTACAATACTCTTTATAAATTTTTTCTAATTCTAATTTCATCTTTTTAATTTTTAATTTTTAATTATTTTTATTTTTTTAATTATAATTAAATATATAAAAGTAACTTTAAATAGTTACTTCCTCAATTTCATATTCAAAAGTATCATATAATTTATCCTTTATATCTTCTTAAATAAATAAATTTAAATATTCATCTTTTTCTAAATCAGTATTACAATTATCCCAATCTATTTCATAATGTTTTTCCACTATAAATTTCTTACTTTCTTCTAAAGAATTAAACACTTTAACTTTAACATCTCTTATTTTATAAGAGGAAGAATCTAAATCATAAATTTTAACTACAAACATATTTTTATTTTTTTAATTATACACTAAATATACAAATTATTTTTTATTAACTTTATTCTTTGATTTCATAATTAATTTCATTATTAACACTACATTCAATAATAAACTAAAATAAATTAAATCACCTATCATATTTCTATTTTTTAATTATACTTTAAATATACGAAATTTATTATGATATTCTTTATCCCACACTGAAAGCCCATTTACATGAGCTTCCAATGCGTATAATTAAAAAAATGAGTTGTTTTCTGGTACAACTCTAAACCAATTTCTTTATTGTGTTAATAATGTTTTATATTGTTCTAACACTTCAGCAATTTTCATTGCATCTCCTTTTACTCCAAAATACCATTTCACATCACTAATTTTCCACATCCGATGTGGTTTAATTCCTTTACTATACAATTTACAATCACGAATTGATGTAATTAAATTCCAATAACCAACAGGCATTTGTCCATTATTCACACTAATGTTTTTTCCTAAATCATTTTGAAATTGTGTTCCGTTAATGTTTTTAATCATTTGTTCTAATTTCATAACCTTTATTTTTTAATTATACAATGAATATACAAAAAACCCCTTTAATAAGGGGTCCTTTGATGATGATTATTATTTTATTCCTAAGCAGCTATTTCATTATTATCTTTTTTAGGTCGTCCTCTTTTTAACAATCCTTGTTCTCTTTTCTCATTCAATTCTTTTAATCTCTTTTGACGATCACTATTCTCATTTACAGGTCGTCCTAATTTAAAAGTTTTGTTTGATTTTCTTTCTTCTAAATCTTTAATCCTCTTTTGACGATTACTATCTTCATTTATTGGTCGTCCTTTCTTTAATAGTCCTAATTCTCTTTTACTTTCTAATTCTTTTAACCTTTGTTGTCTTACACTGTTTTCATTTATTGGGCGTCCTCTTTTACCTGTCTTTTTAACTTCCATCCCATTTAACATTTCTTCTAATACTACACTTTTCATAGTATTTGCTTTTGTAATTCCTGCTTCTAAAGCTTTTTTAACCAATTCATTTCTATTCATAACTTTTATTTTTTAATTATACACTAAATATACTAAATCAATTTTAATTAATTTATTCCTTAAACATTATAATAATACCCAACTCCATTTACAACTATATTATAAATTATTAAACTAATAAATCCAATTACAAATCCAATTACTAAAACTTCTACTAAATTACTTTTTACTAAACTTAAACTTTTTTTCATAACTTTTATTTTTTTTAATTATACAATCAATATACGATTTTTATTTTAAACAAATTTATCCTTAATTATTTCTAACTATACAATCTATTCCTACTAATTCAAATTGGAATAAATAGCCTTGATGAAAATAAATAACTTGACTGGTTCGCTCCTGTAACCAAAGAAATTCTAAATAATTAATTTTATTCATAACCTTTATTTTTTAAATTTATACTTTAAATATACGATTTTTATTTTAGTGATTTTTATCCTTTGATGATAACTTTTATCTCTGTTAATTCTCGTCCTTCACATACATTCATATGATCTGCCTGAACGGGGAATAATTTAAGATATAGTTCTATATAAGTGGAGGCTTTTATTTTCCCTAAATTCTTAGTGCACCAAGGGCATATTCCTTCGTATTTTTTATTTTTAAATGATATTTGGTTAAATGATATTGGGGCGCCATTTAACCATAAAATGTCAGTAACTACTTTATTCATAACCTTTATCTTTTTAATTATACAATTAACATACAAAATAATTTTAACAATCTTTATTCCCTTTATGTTTTTCCTTTCTTGTATATTTCTTTTTATTTTTGTATACGTTTGGCCTTGTTGCCATTTGGATTTCCTGAATTGTTACTTCAATTGTTTTCATTTTTTTTCTTTAAATATACTAAAAAAATTTCATTACCAATTATCCTGGTTATTACTTTTTTTAACTTAATTAAAGTTCCTGTTAATTACTTTTTTGGCCTTCCACAGCCACATCCGCCTCCGTTTTCCATTTTTTTATTATACATATGTGTTTTTGTTGTGTTTTGTATATATTTTTGGAATGTTTTGAAAATGTTTGGGGCGAGTCATGAATGGGTTAGATATCAATTCTTTTTATACTATACTTGTCAATTTTCACTTTCCACTCACTATTAACAATTTTCATTTTCATTTTTCTTTTTATCAATTTTCATTTGTCACCTGTTAATTTTCAGTCCACATATGTCAATTTTCCTTCTTGTGTTATTTGCGATGATTTTTATTCTTTGACAATTATCATTAGTGATGATTTTCTTCGTTTTTTACACGTTGATTTTCATTTTTTTCTAACAATAAAACTATATTTGTAATAATGTCGTTCTCCAGGTGTTAAGTGTTTTCTACGTTGTTTAGCATACTGTTTTGCTTCTTCGTGATCATCAAATTCCTTTACTACACGACCACCTTCACTTATTCTTCCTCCTTTTTGAATTACTTGTGTCATAACTTTTTATTTTTTTTAATTATATCGTTGCATAATAACATCAGCAAATGCATAAAACTGATCCCAATCATCATTTCTCATCAGCTTAACTGCACTTTGGAATTCAAGTATGAATGCATCTCGTTTTGGTGTATCGTCACCTAATTCAATATCATCTGCTAAATGTACGATTTGTTCTAATGCTTTTTCTTCAAATTTTTTCATAATTTCTCTTTTTTTATACAATCAATATACGAAAGCTATTTTATGTTTTTTAGTCCTCTAAATTTTCTAAAAACTCAAGTACATGATCATATAAGTCAGGATCATCACTTAAATCATATCCATTTTCATCCCGAAACACTGTGTCAATTACTTTACCTTGTTCATTCAAATAATCTATTACAAACACCTTATTGCCGGCTGTTAATTCAATTTCAAATGTTTCAGTAATTACTTGTTCTGTTGTTTTTTTAATTAACTTCATTTTTCTTTTTTTTATTTATACATTTAATATACGAAAGATATTTTATATTTCTTAGTCCTCTTTTGGTTAAGAAACATTATCAACAAATTCACATACTTCATCAAATAATGCTGCGTCATCAATTGAATATCCTGATTTACTTCGTAATTCACAATCTATAAGTTTACCTGAATCGTTTAACCATTCTTTATAGATTAGTACTCCTTCTGTTGGGTGTTGAAGGATAAAAACATTTTCTGTTACTTGTTGTGATGTTTGATTTAAAATTTCCATTTTTTCTTTTTTTTATTTATACATTTAATATACGAAATCTTTTTTAATAAACTTAGTCCTCTATTTCAATCCATTCTTTGAAAAGAAAACTAACAGAACCATTCCCAAATTGAACTTGAATGATATCGTCATCAACATTATCACCCACAATGTCTACCTCAAATACT